CGAGCAGTATTGCCTAACAGGCAGTGCCGCCAAAGCTGCGGCCACCGCTGGTTACTCCTCGCCTAAACAGCGTGGTTACGAGTTGAAGAACAAGTTCGCAGCAGAGATCGAGCAGCGTCAGAAGCGTATGTTGCAGGATTGCGTACCCGGTGCTATAGCACAGTTACAGAGCCTAGCACAGAGCGCGGAGAGCGAATCAGTGCGTCTGGGAGCTGTTAAAGATGTGCTGGACAGGGCTGGGCTGAAACCAACTGAGCGTATTCAACAGGAAATATCCCACGTAGAGCAAGCCTCCACCGATGAGCTACAGAGGGAGCTAGAGGCTCTTATGGGTACATCCGACCCTACGGTTGTTCCAGACATGGTGAACTGATGCCAATCAAAAGATGCACGCTACCGTCTGGGAAGAAAGGATACAAATGGGGGACAAAAGGAAAATGCTATGCAAATAGAGCCGGTGCCGAGCGTCAAGCGGCGGCCATTGGCCACGCGAAGCGAACTAGAGCAAGCGGTAGAGGTCGCTAGAGAGTTACGTCAACGCGAGCGGTTTAACAAGCTCGATTTCTACGATCCTTACCCGTACCAGCAAAGATTTCACGACACAGGTGTAGATGCCAATCAGCGGTTGCTGATGGCGGCAAACAGAATTGGAAAATCCTACTGCGGCGCAGCGGAGATGTCCTACCATGTTACTGGGTTGTACCCAGACTGGTGGAATGGGCGTAGATACAGGCAGCCTATAGTTGCGTGGGCAGGAGGAGTTTCTAACGAAACTACCCGTGATATTGTACAACATGAGTTATTGGGTTCCCCAGATGACCCGGACGCCTTTGGTTCTGGTGCTATACCAAAAAATCTAATAATTAAAACCGAACGCAAGCCCGGTGTTCCTAACGCCAAATCGGTCGCCCTAATCAGGCACGTTAGCGGCGGGAACTCTTCTTTATTCTTCAAAGCCTACGAGATGGGCGTGGAAAAGTGGCAGGGCCGCAGTGTTGATTGCGTGTGGCTGGACGAGGAGCCAGGCAGAGACATCTATTCTCAGAGCGTAACAAGAACGCTCGATCGGCGTGGCATGGTCTACATGACGTTTACGCCAGAGCGGGGGATGACCGAAACTGTAGCCTCGTTTATTAACAGTATAAAGCCCGGTCAGGCGCTTGTTAATGCCACCTGGGATGACGCCTCACAGGCGATTATGTCTATGCGTGGTCAGCGTGGACACCTGCATGAGTCTATCATGGAGCAGATCCTGAGCAGCTACAGCCCGCATGAGCGGGAGATGCGACGCTATGGTCGGCCCTCCATTGGCAGTGGTCTGGTTTTCCCCGTGATGGAGGAGAAGCTGATCACCGACCCTGTTGAGCTAAAGGAACATTGGCCGCGGATCTGCGGTATTGACTTTGGATTTGATCACCCCACTGCGTGCGTGTGGCTTGCCCACGACACAGAAGAGGATGTGGTGTACGTGTACGACTGTTACCGACAGTCTAAAGCGTCACCAGCGGTTCATGCTGCTATTATTAAAACACGACCGTCCTTTGTTCCCATAGCATGGCCACATGATGGCAACCGCCGAGACAGCATGGGCAACCCCGGTCTGGCCGAACAATACCGGCAGCACGGGTGTAACTTTCTGCCTTTTCATTTTGAAAACCCACCCGCGTTGGGCGAGAAGAAAGGCGGCAACTCTATTGAGGAGGGCATCATGGCTCTTCTACAAAGGATGGAATCCGACAGGTTCAAAGTGTTTGCAACGCTGGGAGACTGGTGGGAAGAGTTCAGGATGTATCACAGAAAAGAGGGAAAAATCGTTCCCATCCGCGATGACCTCATGGCAGCTACTCGATACGCCGCCATGTCGTTGCGGTTCGCCGTGTCTGGATCTGATCCAGCATGGACCAAGGAAGTGGAATATAGAAATTATGGAATCATTTAATGGCTGAAAAACTAACTGAAGAAGAACTGGTAACAAGGATACGGGGAGAAATCACCGAGTCCCTTGGGTATATGGGTGACACCATATCTCATCAGCGAGAGCAGGCAATGCAGTATTACTACGGCCAACCCTTTGGCAACGAGGTGGAAGGACGCAGCCAGTTCGTAGACTCCACGGTGCAAGATACAATTGAATGGATCAAGCCGTCGCTTATGCGCGTGTTTGCATCAGGGGACCAAATGGTTAAGTTCAGTCCTCACGGTCCAGAAGACGTAAAGATGGCTGAACAGGCTACAGATTACGTTAATTACGTTTTTACAAAAGACAATCCGGGCTGGGAGATCTTGTATTCGTGGTTCACGGATGCGCTCCTATCAAAGAACGGCATTGTCAAAGTGTGGTGGGATGAGTACGAGGAATGGAACAGAGAGGAGTATAACGGCCTAAACGAGATGGAGTTTGAGGCGCTACTGTCTGACCCTAGTGTAGAGGTCATGGAACACACAGAGTATGAGGATGAGCAGTACGCCTCTGCCCAGGTTGAGCAAACCCCTGCTGGCGTGGGCGAACAGATGCAGGCGGCCACCGCCATGCTGCATGATGTTGTCATTCAACGAAAGGATTACGGCGGCAAAGTAAAGATAGAGAATGTCCCCCCGTCTGAGTTCCTAATCGCCAGAGAATCTAAAACCATACAGGACGCTAGGTTTGTTTGTCACCGGGTCTTGAAAACCCTGTCTGAGCTGCGCGAGATGTATCCAGATAAAGACCTAGATGTCGAGGATCTCACGGGTGGTGGTGAGGATATGGCCGACTTTTCTGGTGAGCGTCTTGAACGATTTGCATTTGATAAGTCCGCCACGTACTGGGAGGGTTGGGGTGACGCCACCTACGGTGAGGATGGGTTGCGTACCTATTGGTTGCATGAAAGTTTTCTGCGTACAGATTTCGACGGAGATGGTATCACGGAGCTGCGTAAAGTATGCACCGTGGGAGACACGGTTCTCGCCAACGAAGAAATAGATTCCATCCCGTTTGTTTCCATTACTCCGATAAAGATTCCCCACAAGTTCTTTGGTTTGTCCATTGCTGATCTCGTTATGGATCTTCAGTTGATGAAGAGTACCCTGATGCGAAACCTCATGGACAATATGTACAACCAGAACTTTGGGCGATTTGCAGTTCTAGAGGGGCAGGCAAACCTAGATGATCTCCTGACCCAACGGCCGGGAGGTGTTGTCCGGGTTAAATCCCCCAATGCCGTAACGCCCCTCGCTACCCCTGCCCTACAACCCTACTCGTTCCAGATGCTTGAGTATCTAGATGGGGTGAGGGAGTCAAGAGCTGGGGTTAGTCGTATGTCTCAGGGGATGAATGAGAACGCCCTAACCAGCCATACCACAGCTACTGCGGTCAACGCGGTGATGTCGGCGGCTCAGAGCAGGGTTGAGCTGGTTGCCCGAAACTTTGCGGAAACGGGCGTCAAAGATTTAATGATAAGGATATATGAGCTATTACATAAAAACCAAGACAAGAAAAGAGTTGTTATGTTGCGTAATGAGTGGGTTCCGGTACGCCCTGATGTATGGCGGGATAAGTATGATTGCACTGTGTCTGTTGCTCTAGGTAGCGGCAATAAAGACCAGCAGATGATGCACCTCAGCCAGATGATACAGTTTGCCAGCGAAGCAATGAAAGGTGGGCTGCCGATCGTTAACGCACAGAATATGTACAATCTTGGTGCCACGCTTGTAAAGGCAATGGGGTTTCAGAATGTTGATGATTACCTGACCAACCCCGCTATGGCCCCGCCACAACAGTCCAAGGGCCCATCACCTGAACAACAGATAGCGCAGCAGGAGCTGCAACTGAAACAGAAAGAGCTGGAGATTAAAGCGGCAGACGTACAGATTAAAGCCCAGAAGATCCAGCAGGAAGCACAGAAAAACGCAGTTGACGCGCAGCTTAAAGTAGAGGAACTAAAGCTGGAACGTGAACAGAACCGCGCCGTAGCAATAGGAGACACATGAGTATAGAACTAAGGGAAGAAAAAGCGAACCGCATTCTAACCGACCCGTTGTACCAAGAAGCATTTGACGTACTAAAAGAAGATTTAATGAACCGCTGGCAACACAGCGGCTCGACAGAGTTGGAAGCCAGAGAATCAATCTGGCTTGCGATGCGATTGCTCGAAAGGATTCATGGTCATTTCAAATCCATATTAGAAACTGGACAAATGGCTAAGGTACTGGAGAAGCAACACCCATTCATCTGATAAGAGGAACATGACATGGCGGATACGCAAAACGCCCCGCAGCAGCAACCGGCTGGATTACGGCCAATACCCGCGCTAGATGGAAGTATAAACGAGGCGCAAGAAGCACTTCTAAGTTTACTGGACCCTCAAGACGAGGAAAAGCTGGAAACAGAGGAAGCACAACCTACCGAAGAAGAAGAGTCTACCGAGGAAACTCAAGACGAATCATTGGAAGAGGAGCAGCCCGATGAGGAAGAAGAAGAGGGCGAAGAGCCTGATGAGGATGAGGAAACCGACGAGGATGCGGAAACTGAAGAGTCCGATGAGGTCACACTTTATACTGTAAAGGTAAACGGTGAGGACACAGAGGTATCTGAAGATGAGCTGATACGCGGTTATTCCCGCCACTCAGACTACACCAAAAAGACGCAAGAGTTAGCAGAGGATCGAAGAAATGCTGAGGCCGCTCAGGCTCAGTATCAAGCTGAAATATCCGCGCTGCAACAGGAGCGTCAGCAATACGCAGAAGCATTATCACAAGTGATTCAAAGCTCCATGGCTGGTTTGGATCAGTACAGTAATATAGATTGGGACACTCTCAAGACTGATGACCCCATAGAGTATATTACCAAACGCGACGAGTACCGAGAGATACAAGAGCGTGTACGACAAAACCAGTACCAGGTTCAGCAAGTTCAGCAGCAGCAAGAAGCTGAAATGCAAGAGGTTAAGAAGCGTGTGTTGAGGGAGGAGCATGGAAAACTGGTAGCGGCGGTGCCCGAATGGGCCGAACCGGCGAGCCAGAAGAAACTTGCTACAGACCTGAGAGCATATGCTATTAACCAAGGGTACTCAACAGAGGAAATCGGTGGTCTTGTAGATCACAGATCCCTCATTGTTCTTATGAAAGCGCAGAAGTATGACGCGCTACAAAAGGCTGATGTTAGGGCCAAGAAAGTAAAGAACAAGCCAAAGGTTGTGAGAGCTGGCACAGGAACAAAGAAATCACAAGAGAGAAAATCTCAGCGTAAAGCCCAAATGAAACGGCTAAGGGGTACAGGACATCTTGATGATGCTACTGCACTTCTTGAGGATTTTATAGACATTTAACTAAGGAGGGAAAACGCTATGGGCGTTCCGTCAGACACAAGGGAAACCTATGGTGCTATAGGCATCAGGGAAGACCTAAGTAATATAATTTACAACATAAGTCCAATGGATACTCCGTTTTTGAACGGTGTTGGACGGGGTTCGTGCGATAACACGACCTTTGAGTGGCAAACTGATACTTTGAGCGATACGGCAAATAACAGACAGGCAGAAGGTAACGACTATTCTTCTACTGCTGCTACGGAGCCAAGACGTTTGACTAACTTCACACAAATCTCCGCAACGCAAGTCCAGAGTTCTGGAACTGCTGAAGCAGTGGATTTTGCTGGTAGAAAGTCAACTCAGGCTTATCAATTGGCCAAACGCGCTAAAGAACTAAAGCGCAATATGGAGACAATGCTTTTAGATGACACTCTAAAATCTATTGCCTCGTCTGGTTCTGCTAGGGCAACTGCTTCTGTTGGTGCTTGGATGGGCGGGCCTATTTTACTGCAAACGCCCGTTCTGGATGGAACCCAAGCTACAGTTGTTGGGTTGCAGAATCTTGGAGCAGGCTCTGTCGGCCCAGATGGCACAACTGCCCCAACGGCTGTCGCAGGTTCAACTACTGCGATTACGCTTGATGGGATAAACGAAACTGTATCTCGTATCTGGGATAAAGGCGGAACACCTGATGTTCTTATGTGTGATGGCCCCACTAAACAGACGATCAGTTCATCTGGTGTTGGTGGTAGTGTGGTTGCTGACCCTGTCGGGAACAACTCAGGCAGTAAAGCCGTTACTGCTGTAAACGCAGTGGATGTTCTAGTTACTGACTTTGGTACATTTAAGATTGTTCCTAACCGTTTCTCAGTTGCTACGACCGCATATTTCTTTGACTACGATCTGTGGTCTATTGATTACTTGCGTCCTTTCCGAACGGAAACTCTTGCGAAATCTGGTGACAGTGTAAAGCAGCTTTTGATTTGTGAGTATGGCTTACGCGCTAAGAATGGGTTTGGCAATGGTCAGTTAAGAGGTGTAAAGTAAATTAGTTTTGGTTTAGCCCCCTTCGGGGGGCTTTGCCCCACAGGAGAAACAAGATGGCAAAAATTGGACAACCACCCAATAAGGGAACCGCAACTTCTGCTGGTCCAGATATGAATCCCCCGCCTTATGCAGAGGGGAAACCAAAGGTTGTGAAAGAGCCAAAGGGTGGAAAAAGTTACAGCAATATAGATGGAATAATTAATGCTTGTGTTAGCGCATCCGGTAAGAATGGATTTTCCAGAGGATAGATATGGTTACTAAAGCAGAACTTAAAAAGGCTGTGAAGACTATGGGGAAATCAGATAACAAAAAACCTGAGAAGCCCGCAAAGAAACTAACTACTAAAGATCGTGTGAATAGGATAGTAGAGGGGAATGATCCGGGGTATCACTTGTAATGAAAGGTAATCCTACTCCAGTAGATACGTTTCATTCAAACGCTGATGAAACTGAATTTACTATCAATACACGCCAGGATGTTGAGCCTATACTAGAAGAGAATAAGAAAGCCTATAATAATTATGGCGATCTACTTACTCCCGGTAAGTCTGGGAAAGGTGTGCGTGTTGCTTCTATTCCTACGAATATATGGACTCAATGGATGAAGGAAACTAACGGGGAGATACAGAGAGATCATAATCTTATGAAGAGGTATCTCAACGATCCCGCTAACAAATACTTTAGAACTACACCAACGAGGGTTTAACTATGTGGTTATACGCATTCGGCGTCGCTGGACGCACACAAAGAAACTATAGAATACTAAATCAAAACGTATTTTTTGCAGCCCGTAACGTCTAATGGCTATTAGCAACTACACCGAATTAAAAACGGCTGTAGCTAACTGGCTGGACAGGGATGATCTGACTGATAGGATACCGGAGTTTATTGCTTTGGCAGAAGCAAGATTC